CTCGGTGCTGACGGCCTCATGCACAGACCACCCCCAGCAGGCTTCCTCTGGAGTCAGGCACCAGCCAGACTTGAGCGCCTCCGCAACCTGCTCATGCGTTTCGCAACCGAGAATGGAAAAGGTAGTGTGCGACCTGTCAGGATGTAGCGGGCCGGGCCAGTTGCCACCGTTGCGGTAAACGATGGTGGGCAGTTCGATATGAGAGATGTCTTTCACTTCTTCTTCGCCGGAGCCTTGCCGGGCTTGCCAGACTTCATCGACTTCTTGGAGTATCCCTTCTTCAGCGGCACGGTCATCTCCTGAAAAGTCCGGGTGGCAGCACGTCACCACCACCCGGGTACACCACGGACTGCTTACGACGCGATGCGGTAGATGGTGAAGGTATTGGCGGCCGTCTTGCGGACACGGAACGCACCAGCACTGCTCAGGGCGACAACCATGTTGCCGACCAAAGTGATACCGGCAACACCGCCACCAACGGAGATGGTGAAGGTGTTGCTGCTGCCAGTGTTGATGACCGAGAAGTCGAAGCCGTCGTTTACGGCGAACAGCGAGGACGCATCGATCAGCGCGCCGGTGTCAGGCGTTGCGGTAACGGCAGCGGCGGTCGTGCTGGTCACGATGCCGGAGAGCATCATGGCAGCGGTCAGGGTGCCAGTGGCGTTCAACACGCCCGGGTTGCCCTGCGGGCCGAAGCTGCCGTTGCTGAAGCTAATGACAGGATTGGTGCCGATCTCATACACCACGGCCTGAGCGCCGGCGTTGATGACCACGCTGGCGGCGGCAGTGAATGCCGACGAGGTCCAGGTGGTATTGGCGACGACCTGCAGCAGCGTCAGTTGCGACGGGTAGTTGGGAAATCCGACATCCTGGAACACGTCGGCGGACCCGAGGGTCTGCACGGCGATTCGAGACGAGGCCGGGACGGCGATGGTTGCCGAGCCTTGCGGCGGGATGACAACGTAGGACATGGTTTGCGCTCCTTGGATGGGTGGCGAAGCGGGCCGGTGTGACCCCGGCCCGTTACGTCATCAGGGATTGAAGATCAGCACGCCAGCCATCTCGGGCTGCTTACAGACGACGCCGTACAGAGTATCGAGACGGTATTTGGTCTTCATGGTGTTGATGTCGTACTGCTTGGTCATCACCAGTTCGATACCCTGATCGGTGCTGGCACGCATCACGGCCACGCCAGCATCCGCCGGAACAGCGTAACGGCCCGGCAGAATCTCCAGAGCGTCACGATGCCAAAAGCAGTTCAGATACGAAGCGCCGGTGTTGAGCCAGGTGATGCTGGCGGTTGCCGAGGTCGAGGTGAGCGCGACGTTCTGGTACTGCTGCGTGGCCTCGATTCCAGCCTGAGCCGGAACCAGCGGCGGGCTGATGACCATCGTGGTGGCATTGGTCACAGAGATGACGCGGAAGGTCTTCGGCTGGCCGGTGTCAACCTTGGTGATCAGGTGAACGTTGTTGACGCCTGCGATGGTGAACATGTCGCCCGCCACGACGTTGCTGGTCGAGTTGACCGTCACCGTCTGGAAGCGGTTGTCCACGTTGCTCGACTCGCCCGTAGCGGCCACGGCGGTAGCCTTCGGGACGTAGTAGTTGCCGCCACCGGGCAGGGTGTTGATCTGCGTGCCGGCACCAGCAGCAGCAGCCTTGCGCTGTGCGTAGTCGAGCTTGTAGGTGTCGAACGAGGCCAAACGGCCCACGAACGCCTCGCGCAGAGCGCGGTCGCTGATCTCGTTGCCGAACGAGCGGCTGGCCTTCGACAGATCATTGGCCATGCCGTTGTAGTCGCGGGTCGAAAGAGCGAGAGAGCGATCCTCAGAGGGAACGCCCTGCTCGTTCATCAGCGCCTCGCACTTGGCGACATCATCGAAACCAGAGGCGGCGGAGGTCTGCTTGACAACGAGGGTGCCCTGAGCGCCGGCGACATTCAGCAGGGCGACATTGATGTCAGACGCCAGCTTTTGACGGGCGGACGAACCGAGGCGCTGCTCTTGCAACGAGTCGCGGAGTTCGCGGGCGTCCATGATCCACGGCACCGAGCGGCTGAAACCGATGGTGGCCGGGACCGACAGCTGGACGTAGTCGTCGAAGTTGTTGGTCTGATCCATGCCCGAGTAGGACACGGCGATGTAGGGCTGCGGACGCCAGATGACGTTGTTGGTCCGCTCCATCATGGTCTGGTCGGTGTTGTAGACCGAGACGTTGCGGCTCATGACCAGCGCATCCTGGAATGCGGCCAGAAGGTCCTCGAACGCGACGCGTTCTTCTTTGCTGAAACTGTTCATTGGTGACTCCCAACGGATGAGTTACTTGGAACGGCTTGCGCCGCGCTTAGTGACTCAACCCGTTGGAGCCGGTCGGCCGCTCGTACATCGCGCCTGTCCGTTAGGTGGACGAATCCATGCGTGTGCCGACTATACCACAAGCAGAGGAATTGCAAGTTATGCCTGCTTGGCCCTCAACTGCTGCTTGTACCGCACCACCTTGGTCATGTCTCCGGTGCGCGCAGCTTCTTCGCGCAGTCGCTCCAGGGTGGAGTCGGCGGCTCCGCTGGACGGCGCAGTGCCGACCGGGACTTGGCGCTCCGGTGCCGGAGGCTTGGATTTGGGCGAGATTTTCAACGATGACTCCAGTTTTGCAACCGCAAAAGCGAACCGAACGGGATCGGTGATGGCGGCGAGTTCCTTGGCGCGCTTAGGATTCTTGCCGAGAGCATAGACCACCAGTGCGGGATTCTCTGCGCCCTGGATGATGACACCCTGCTGCGTGACGCTGAACGCCTCCTGCACGGATGCCTCGGCCTCGTCATAGTCGCGCACCTTGAGCGCGCCCTTCTGCTTGGCGTAGCCTTCGAGCCTCGACTCCCAGACGCGCCGCTCCTCGGCAACCGCCTCATCGCGCTTGCGCTTGGCCTCGTCGACCGATTCCTTCTGGCGATACCATGCCTCAAGCGCAGCCTCGTAGGCCGATGGATCGTAGTCGTGGTCCTCCAGCGTGGGCTTCTTGCCAAGAACCGGGACGCCCTGCGCGATGTCGCGTTCCTGTTGCGCCGCGGCTTCCTTGGCCTCGAACTCGCGCACCCTGCGGCGCAGTCGGCGCTGTTCCTCGCGCAGTTCCTTGACCCACTCCGGGGCCGGCCCGTTGAACCCTGCCTGCTCATCCTCTGGCGCAGCATCGTCGCCGATGGTGACTTGCACTTCGTCCGGTTCGGGCTCCGACGCATCCTCTGCTGCCGGCTCCGCTTCGGGTTCTGCTGCCGGCGCATCTTCGATGCCGGCCTCGTCCAGTTCTGCAGTCTCGACTTCAAGCGGCGGCGTATCGTTGCTGCCGTCAGGCTGCAACACTTCGACTTCAGGTGGCATCTGTCTCTCCGTCTCGCGCATTTGCGGCTGCGCGGTGGCCGCTGCCGGTCATCCGGCGAATCAGAGCATCGGCCGCGGAGGGGTGGGCAGCGGTGCCTGCGCCGCCACTGCGTCCATGATGGTGATCGTGTCCTTGATGCTGGTGCTGTCCACCTTCGAGAGCGTCTCCACGGTGCGGGCCTGATTGAGTTCGGCTTGCGACACCGTGTTGACCACATCGGCGCGAGCCTTTGCCGCCTTCGCGATCGCCTCCTCTGCCGCCGCCTGGAGGAACACCTCCTGCGGGTCTGGCTTCTGGCCAGCCTGCGCCATTGCCTTGGCCTCCTCGTCGGTTGGCTTGATGACGCCCATGCCGACAAGCTGCTTGCGAAAAAACTCGCGGATGTCCGTCAGCCCCTCGCCTTCCATGTTCATCAGCGCCGCAGCCTGCAGAACCCTCTGCGTCTCCGGGTCTTGCGAGAGCGCCATCATCTGCGTCAGTGCGCGCACAGTGGCAGAACGCTTGCTGCTGCTCGACGGGCCGACCTCAACCGCGACATCGAACTCGGCCTCAGAAAGATCGTTTTCGTACTCAAGCTCGCCCTCGTCATTCACCATCGGGCGCATGAGTTCCACGCTCTCGACCTGGCCCTGAGCGCCGAGCGCCTTCATCTTGCGGCCGTCCTCGACGTAAATCTCCTTCGCCATGCC